TCTTTTTTTTTTTTATATATAGAAAAAAAAAATTTTAATAATTTAATCACGGGTCTATTATAACGAATTGTCCCCAGGTTTCTTCTGTATCATTTGTTGAATCGTAAAGTCGTTTAATAGTTTTAGTATATATTTTTTTTCTTCTTTTTTTTTTTATCATTTGTGTTTGTTTATGGTTTCCGAATCTACCAAAAAGGTTTTTGATAATAGAAAAGAACCAATATAACCAAGGGAAGATATGGAGTGTCATGTTTTTTTTTTTTTTTTTTTATTGATAAAAGATGAATAACGATGACTATTATTTTAATGTCAAAGAAATATTTGATTTACCTCCCCTAGAAGAAATTGAAAAAATAGAAAAAGAGGTAATTGAGATGATAGATACAAAGAAAAAAGCTATAAGAAGATTTAATGATAAATATTTGAAAAAGATATCTACTATTCTTCCATCGAAGAAACGAATTTTACAGAAAGATGTTATAGAATTGAATGATAGTGTGAAAGAAATAGAACAAGATATTAGTGAAGATATGAAGGTAATAAAAAATACAAAGAGACTTGTAGAGGAGAAAGATATATCTAAAAGAATCGATTTGATACCACGTATAAGTTTCGAGGATGACGAATACCTAGAGCAATTACAATATATATTTTCAGATATGGGTTTATCCGATGATACTAGATATGACCAGGCTTATAAGAACACATGCAATGCGTCTTATGAAGTGCGACCTCACCAGAGAATTATTTATACTCTAGCATCCCCATCGATTAAGAATAATTTCCTGGTTTATCATGATATGGGTACCGGAAAAACGTGCGCATTGGTTCAGAGTATTTTATCTTTGGCGTTATATTATTATCAGAAAAGTTTCAAGAATGAAGATGGACCCCCTCCTGGTATATTGTTATTAAACCAAGATGATAAACAGAGGGAGTTATATATCAACGAAATTATAAAAGGGTGTTATTATTTTGGTATAACTCCGACAGATAAGAAATCGGTACCTAATTCAAACAATACGTATATGAAGATGGACGTAGATGAACAGAATTCTTTTTTCTGCGAAGGGGAAATGAATGGTGAATATATAAAATTCCACAAGACGCCTTATGAGTCAGGTGATGATACATATCCATCAGAGAATCCGAATCTTCTGGAGGAAGGGGAAACAAGGATGGATAAGAATGGTGTGGTGTATCGAGTGAAAGCGTTGAGAAACTCGAAAATTTGGAAGAAGCAAAGTTCAATTTTTCTTTTTGTAAAAATTTCAAAGATGACAAAAAAAATATATGCTACACCGAAGATAATCGATGATATTTTTGACCGAGATAATGGGTATATTCCGAAACGAGGAGCTATTTTAATTGATGAAGCGCACAATTTTATCAACCCGAAAAATATGAACACGTTGAAAAATATAAATAGCAATGAATCCTCAGCGTATTTTAATTATCGAAAAGCTATTTTTGATTGTGATATCAAGAAAATTTTTTTTACCGGTACGCCATCGAATGATTTTTCGATAAATGGAACGCAAGATATTTTCAATCTTATAAATTTTTTAGCGCCACAAAAATTTGAAAATTCGTATACTGTCTTGAATGGGAAGAAAATCGAAAAAAAAAATTGGTTTAAATTCAATGATTTTTTTGATGAAGAGAAAAATATCCGAACGCCTAAAAGGCGAGAGCTGATTGCAAAAATGAAATCGATAGTTAGTTATTTTACCTATCGTTTTGATTATTCAATTTATCCGGAGATGAGAGTCAATCTTTTTATTGATAGAGTGAAAAAATCATTTACAAATGATAAAAATTTGAGTATGAAGTATAATAGTATGACAGGTGATTTTGAAAATTTTGAAGAGTCGGATGGAGAACCAGCAGTTGTTTATGTGAATACGGAAATGACAAAAAGCATGTCGAAAGTAAAATTTCCGTTTCAGACGACGAAAAAAAATCCAACGATTCCGAAACATGAAGCGATTTGTAAGTTAGTTGTTATGAATCCTAATCGAAAGCATTTTTTCTTTATGGATATGAATACGGCTCCACAATCTGGGGTGTACAATTTTGCGACTCAAATCTTTCCAAAATTGGTTGATAAATATTATAATGCAACCACGAAAAGAAATAAAATTTTGATAAAATTTGGATTATTTTGGAAAATTGATTTCAAGAATGGAGGTGAAAATGCTTTTGTGAATGCGCTGTCGCAATACATCAAATATATCAAGTCGAAGGTTTCAAAAATAAATCCAAAAATGGAATGTGAATTTTATTGTGTTTTGGAATCGAATGAAAGAATTATCAAGATGGATAAAGAAAGTCGTTTCACGTTACCACCAACATATAAATTTACGTTTGATTCATTTCAAATTTTTTTGGAAAAAAATCCAGAATTGCAAAATAATGATAAATTTATGATTGTTGAAAATCGAAGAACCATGAATCATCCGTTAAAAATGTTTAAAATAATTTATAATCATATTGAAAATAAACAAGGTCATATTGTCAAATATGTCTTTGGTATGAATGATTCAAGAGAAGGATTGGATTTATTCACAACGTCTTTTGTACATTTTTTAAAACCACCTGAAAGTATTTCTGTGTTTCAGCAAGCATCTGCTCGTGCTGCTCGATTTTGTTCTTTTGCGAGATATTATCCCAAAAAAGAAATTCCTCATACTTATACGCCAATTATATATTTTGATACGTATGTGGAAAGCAATCCTTCATCTGATACCGAGACATTTTGGATGAAACAATATAATGATAAAGAAAAAATTAAAAATGGAGAACAATCACCGACCGAAAAAGTTCTAGAGCTTTTCCAAAAAAATAGTATTGACTGTAATTTACATAGTCAAAGAACAAAAACCGAGTGTCAGAGTAAAATCGTTTTCAAAAATTTGGGAAAAACATGTGTCTCCCCATACAATGGAAGTATCATCAATTTTAAAATTTTCCCTTCCTTCCGAAGTTGTTACACCCGAAATTTGATTCCTATTTCTACCAAATTTACAGAATGGCATTATGCGTTATTTCTTCTTTTCCAAAAACATGATGTAACACCAAAAAGTTTGGAAGGGCGTTTTAATCACCTGGCAGAGGTAGCTTCGGATTTGATTAACAAATATTACAAGGTTAACAAAATCACTTTGAATGGTATGATTTCATCGATACAATACATTTATTATATTTTTCTCAAGAATAAAAATACTGAAAATTTAAAATATTTTAAAGCTATTCAATATATTCTGAATATTCAATTCAATCGTTTAACGAATTCTGAAAAACAACAATTTGAGCAAAATCAATCTACACGAGACTTTGTCGATATTCTTTTTGAGAAAGGTAGGAAATTACAAATTATTGAAAATTCCAAGGAAATTCCCAAAAAATTAAAAAAAGATTTGAATGAAATCTCCATTCTTCTATTATCAAAAAAATATAATCTTATCCTTGAAAATGCAAATATCAAGAAAATACAAACAAGTAAAACAAGAAGTGGTAAAACTTTTAAAGGATTGGGAAATTTACGTAATCGAAAATAATAAATCTATTTTTTTTTTTTAAACGATGTATCAATTTTGAAATAATATCCACCGTTGAGAAAATTATTTTGCTCCGCCACTTTTTTGAAAAATTTTACATTTTTTAAAATTTTGTTGGAGGAAACTTTCGAGGAAATTACCATTTCCATGCAAAATATGATTTGATGTTTTTCCTCTTTTGATAAATTATCAAGCAAGACTGAAATTTGTTTCCTTGCAATTTGTAATTTCGAAAAAGAGAGGATAATCACCAACTTGCTGTCTTCTCCACGAAATTCTAATAATTGTCGAATCTTTTGTAATAATTTTTTGTTGCTAGAGCGTCCTCGACAAAATAGACCAATTGGATTTTTGATGGATTTCAGATATTCCAAATTTTGTTTTCCGATATGAATATCTTCCAATAAAATCAAATGACGAGATGTATCCACTTCGATTTCATGAAAAGTATCCATTCGTTTCATACTTCCTTGATATAAAATATTTTCTGTAAAAAAAAATAAATTTGATTTATCTTCTTGACTTTCTTTGTTTTTACGAAGTGTTTCTCGCCTTTGATACTCTTTCAAATCTTTTTTGGTAAACATTTTTGTTTCACCATTGCGATAATTTCCATTCAAGAATGCTCGAAAAATATTAAATGACTGAGCTTCGATGGTATATCTATCTTGATACTTTGGTAAACGTTTCATGTTCATATTCAAAAGTCTAATATTTTTCTTATCATGAAGAAATTCTTGAATCAATCCAATTTCGTAAGAATGTTCATATATTTTTTTTAGATTTTTCACATAATAATTATCAAGATTATAATCCAAAAATGTAACAATGGACGCATTATTCGAAACTTTCATTAATTTTTTGTTTAAATCTAGACACTCGTCCGCAATAATTAATGGACATCTTTTCATATTCGACGGTAAATAACATTCAATGTTTTTACATAAAATATGAAAAGTTAGATACAACAACAAGATTACTTTTGTTTTTTTCATTTTTTATTAATTAAAATTTTTCGATTTACTGGAGGGAAATTTGAAAAATAATTAAAGATTCGGAAACTTTCACGATTAAGTTCTATTACTTTCCGATTTGATTTATCAACTTTTTCCAATTTCAAAAAATAATCATTTTTGTTTAAAAGAACATTATATAAATTTATATATAATAATTTACAAGTAGAAAATAACTGTATCAGAAATATAATTTTAAATTTCAACGTCAAACTCGTATTTTTGAAAAAATCCAATTCTTGTGGACCATATTCTACACTTTCATCCACAAATTTAATATTATATGTAACATAAATATTATATAGAATATATATAATGATTAAAATCTGGAAAATATCAAAATAATATCTCTCTTCTGTGAATACTCCCAATTTTTTGTAATTTTCAAGTTGTAGAATGCTTTTTAATTTTTTTCTGTGAATGTAGACATTGAATGCTGTATCCAAAAAAAACAAGATGAAATTCCCCATCGTCAAGATATATAAAATATTTTTCGAAATTATTATCGAATTATATTTTACGATATATTGTTTTTGTTCAAAATTTTCCATTTATATAAAAAAAAAAAATATATATATAATTTATATTAATGCTGTTTTGTTAGGTTGGTTTGCATATGTGTTGTTTCTTGGCGCATATGAAATATTAGTATTGTTATCTCTGGATGCAATAATATTAGTAGTTGGAGCGGAAGGAATAGATTGGTAGTATTGCCTATAGTATGCTTGTACAAGTGCATCTACTTCTTTCTTTCTTCTTTCTTCCTCTTGGTTTTTGTTTTTATCAACAAAATATTGGTCTTCCTTTTTTTTCGCAATTCTTTCCATAATATCATCCGTCAAATATTCAATTTTTTTCTCAATTTCTTCGCGTGTTTCTTTTTCTTTTTTCAGAAAAATAGCAATCTTTATTTTAATATCCATAACATCATTGGTATACCTCTTCTCATCTTCCTGCAAATATCCATACCCATCTACTTTGTTCATTGCATTTCTCATCGTCTCTTTCAATGCATTTGGTAGAAAAGTTTTAAATTGAATATCCATACCCAGTAAAGAATTCGAAAATGTTTCTACGTTTGTTTTGAAGTTTCTTAGGAAATTTTTATTCCGTAAAATTTCGTAATGTTTGTCAAGAATTTTTCCAATAGCATCTTCAAATGAGATGAAATTTTCAGAAAAATTTTCATCATAAATTTTTTTTACATCATTTATAATTTCTTCACTTAATTTTATGTTTTGTGTATTCGTTTTGACGAAATTTAGAAATTTTTTTTCATTTGTTTTGAAACGATAAAAATTAGATTCAGTATTGATTTGAATCTGTTGCTGTTGCTGTTGTTGTTTTATTTTCTCAATGTTTTCATAGGATATATTCTTTTTTTGATTTCTTAATTTAGTTATTACATCGTTTATTTTGATATTCATATATATAATATCTCTTTCAGACGTAATCTTTTCATCGAATTCTGAATCAATATTTTTTGTTAATTCTTGCAAATTTTTGAAATCAAATGTAAATTTGTCAAAGTTTAAAAATTTAAATTCACCTTTCAAATCCAAATTACTCTCTATTGCATTTTCATAAATAAGAAGTAAATTGAATTTCGTTTTCGTCTTATGAAATTCTATAATAATTTCATCTTTGGTTTTCAAATCATCTCCTACCTGATTAAAAAATTTATATATTGCAGAATTTTGAGTCAGAGCAGTAGTCCCTAAAAATTCAAGAATAGCTAGGTCTGTAATATCGTTAATGTTTTGTTTATTATTTTCCATATAGATATCGAAAGCAGCGACTTGTTTTTTCTTGGCGGCTTCTTTTTCTTCTTGTTCCAATTCTTCTTGGTCCAATTCTTCTTGTTCCAATTCTTCTTGTTCCCTTCTTCTCTGTTCTTCTGCTTTTTTCATCTTAGCATCATATGATTCAAATATGGGATTCTTCAATGAAAAAAATAGGTATAGAATAACAAGAACAAAAAAAATCCATGCAATATGCTGTATATTAACACCAACAAGTGGGGTATAAAAAACTCCTTTAAGTATTTGTTTGAAGGTTGATTTATATTCAATAGTGTTGTTGGATGAATAAGTCTTGATGGGATTTGGGTCATTAGTGTTGATGGCAGTTTGTTGCTTTTTTTGTTTTTGTTGATTTTTTTGTTGTTCAATAGTATTGTTTTTGGGTGTAATGCTGGATAAATCAGATTTTATGTTTTGAATCACTTCATCCTCTATATTGAATTGAATCCCTTCTTTTAACATTCTTCTAACAATTTCAATGCTTATTTTCAATTCTGATTTATCTTTTTCATATGTTACATTTTTTTTTCCCGTTTTGTGTTGTTGTTCTAATTTTTTCAATTTTTCCTCTTTATATTGTAAAACTTCTGTCATAATTTCCTGGTCTGTTTTTCTTTTACTGAACAGATTAGCAAACATTTTTTTTTTTCTTTCTTTTATAAAAACAAAAAAAAAAATGGAAATGAGAAATGAAAATGAACTTTTATTGGAAAAAATGAATACATTGGAAAAAAAAATCGATTCTTTATCATCAGAATTGTTCTCTCATATTGAATTTATTAATAAAACATATGAATTAATGAAGTATCCTTTATTATTTTTTTGTGATACAATTGATGAATTGAGACAAATTTCATTTCCATTTTGGAAATCGAAATCGATTCAATCTGAAAAGACCACGATGGATTTATGAAGCATTTCTTTTTGAGATAATTTCGAGAAGAACCACAATTTCTAATTTATCATTTGGAAGTTTAGGAATTATATTTTCTTGTTTTTCAAATTCAATCATTTGACCGTTTGGTAATCGAAAGATGATTTCTAAATTATCATATGGATTAAATTGTAAGGCTTGACACGATTCACAAGGTATTTTCAGAAAGTCCAAAGTTTTATCAACATCTTCATTTATATTAAGAATAAATTTATTTTTGGAAACATTTGGATTATTGCTTTGTATACTATTTTTGTTCATGTTCGACGCTTTTGTTTTACTATCAATGTTTAACAAAAGATAAGGTAGGTCCGAAATTTTAATCGAAGAATTCAGCAAGGACATGTTGGGTATTACGATATTTCGTAAAATAATGGAATAACTCTCACCTTGTTTTATAGAAGGGATATCCAAATTTTGTGCTCCGTCTTTCGAAAAATTCAAGAGAATAAATTGATGAATTCCTTGAAATGCCACATTGTTAGAATCAATACTTTGATTGTCTACAAAATGAATTCTTTCAAGATTTTTGACAAGATTTGTCTTGATTGCCGTATATCCATTTTCCAAGAGATATGTTTTTTGTATTGGAAAAACACCAGATTTTGATTCAAAATCGGTAATGTTTTTCAATTTTTTGGTAGATGTATCATATATTTTGGATGTGAAACTGTTATTTGGTTGTACATATAATTCATCATTTGTAAAAAAATATAGATTCGATAACAGCAAGGGGAAAAAATAGTTGCCATTGATATTGGAGGTAGAACCGATATCTGTTTCCATAGAAGAGAGAAGAAAACATGACAATAAATTGATAATTTTAAAGCTACAAAAAGTGGATGGGAGAATTCCATCCAAGGGATATAATTCATAAGTTGTCGAGGTGTCCAAGAGTTGGGTTCCAATCTTGACTAATTCGATTTCATCCACTGATTCCACAATTCCAGGAGATTTGATATCCACTAGACGGTATTCATGATAAGAAAGGTTGGAATCATAGAGTTCTGTAATTGGTTTGAAAATAATTTTCATATGATTGGTGTATCCAATGCCATTTTGAATAAAATTCAATCGTCCATGTTGAAGTGAATGAAGAGATTCATTCTCTTGTTTCAAAACTTGACCATGTAAAAAAGGCACTGTTACTGAATTGAATAATAAATATTGGTCATTGTAACTCGCCCCGGATGAAAAGGAAGATTCCAAAGTCAATCGATTCCCATCCCTTTCTTTCACGGAACGAAATTCATCCGTTTTTACATTATAGACATGTAAATTTTGATAATAAAGAAAATCATTATTAAGAAAAAAAGAACCATTGCAGGTCAAAAATTCTTCAGAAGTATCCCGGTTGGTCACAAAACACGAAATATCAGAAACTTCCGTCATGACAAAAGGGAAAGGAGAATCCAATTCTATTGTTTTATCCGAAGGAAGGAAAGAAACAATCTTTCGATAAAAAATACTATCTGCAATCTTTATTTCTATGAAAAATCCATTCAAAACATTGACAGAATCAAATGCGTTTTGAAATGTAATTTTATTTGTATTCGGGGTTGATACATGACCAATCAAATCAAAAATAGTATCATCAACAACAATTGTTGAATTCGAGATGGATAAAATTTTAGTCGGAAATTTTATGGAATCATAATTAGTAAAAGAAAAATTATAGATAGGATATTGTTCTGTAACTGGATTTTTTGAATTGAATAACGAATTTTCACTTACAGGAGAATTCGTACTGACAGAAAAATTACATGGATTTGGGTATAAAATTCTATCCCTATATTTAGATGAAATAAGCATATTCGAAATTGATTCTGTCATGGTTTATTTTTACAAACATTTTTTTATTTTTTATATTAATACAATTAAATTTACCGAAAAAATGTTTCACTTACCGGATGATATAATTCGATATATATATGAATTTGATAATACATATCGAAATGTTTTCGATGAATGTCTTCAATGTATTACAATGAATCAAATCTATAAGAGCCGATTAAGAAATTTATATTATGTATATATTGAGGACAAAAATGTCCTGCATATGACAAATGATATTAAAAAACCGTCCTACATATGCAGCAGCTTCAACATTAGAAAATCGGATTTGGATGATTTGTTAAGACGATATCAAATGGAGCGAAAATACAACATCAAACTAGAATATGATATTGAAAATTATATATTTAAGGATACTAACTTTTTTTAATTTACTTCAAAATATCTTTATTATATAAATTAGGTAGGATTGCTCGACATTGGATTTCCAGATATGGTTTTTATGGGATTTTCCCTAGTGTTGAGCATAAAGTAATGAATTGCAAAAAGAAAAAAGAAATATATAATTGTCCCTATTATCAAAGATGTTCTTTCTGATTCAAAATTTTGTAGATTCGAAACAATCGCGAAGACAACAAACACAACCATTGTGAAATTGATAATGAAAAAAATAAAAGATGCCATGATAGCATCATCACTTTCGATTCCTTTTATTTTTTTATCGAGGGAATATCGAAGTTTATTCGTTTCGGCATCTATCAAATTTTCTTCCTGCTCTTTCAAACTTTCAAGATTATTTTTATACATTTCAAGATTATCCAGTAAATCATTATTTTCACCAATCAACTCTTGTGTGTTTTTACGAAGCATATAATAAAAAATAGGTGTCACACATAATAAGGATGAAAATAAAAAAACTTTGGTTTGTTCCATTTCTTTTATATCTACATTTTTTTTTTTTTTAATGAGAAAATATATAAAATAAAAGACTGGTTTGTACGATGATTCCGGAAACAGCATCGTGGAACATGGAACGCAAAGGATGATTATTTTTTTCATCAAGTTTATCATAATAATATTCTTTTAATTTTGGGAAAAAACCACTATATTTCATGGGAATACCAATCAAGGCAGATACAATAGCAGTTAAAAAAAGAAATTCAAATATTTTGGAATATTCCAATTCTGTTGGAAATTCTTTCATTTCCAAAATTATCAACTGTGTAAAAAATCCCACGAATCCTGCAATTAATGCTGCTGCAAGTAATGTATGATGTAAAAAATAAGGCTTCAACAAAGAAATAAATGGAAAATATGGAAAATTTTTTGAATAATAAAGAGATAAATACCTTAAAATAACATCATATATCGCGGTAATTGCAAATGTGTAACACAACAAAGTTAATAATTGCATTTTCTTTCTTTTTTTTTCTTTAGAAGAAGAAAAAAAAAAAGTTTTTATGAAACTAAAAGTTTCAATATCCAAGAAGTTTCAGAGCTTTCTTGTTGACAAATTTAGATTCTTGTCCAGGAACAACTGGATTTCTGATTTGAGTCTGAATTTGTTTTTGTTTTTGTGTCTGAGCTTGTATTAGTGATAAAAAGTAATCGTATAATTTTGGATGAAGAAATCTTTTATGCAGGTAATATGATTCCCCATCCTCATCTACGATTAAGATAGTATTATTTTTTTGTTCGATTATATCAAAAAATTTATTAAAAACTTTATTATCGGTCACAAAGTTTTGTATTTGATATGTCTCAATAAGATAGCACAATAAGGGATAATCAGTGTATATATTGCGAATTTCATTCAAATTATCACCGAGTTTTGCTTTTTGTGTATTTTTTAATAAATTATTAATATTGTTCCCGTTTATATCTATCTTTTGGAAGATAACTTTATATACGACCACTTCTAGAAATAGTATTTTTCTTTCATCTCCTAAAATTGTATACTGTTTTACTTTAGACCTTTTAAGTATTATTTTTTCAACTATGTCTTTAAAATTTTCTTTAAAATTTGTTATAATCAAATCATGATTTTCTTTCATATATTGTTTTCTAAATGCTCTAGAAAATCTTTCAGTATTTTCATTCGCTTTTTCTTGCAATAGAATATTATATCCACGAGAAATGGCCCTTAATTTTTGCCTGATACCCTTGAAAAATTTTTCATTGTTTTCATACATTACTTTTCTTGCATCTTCACGTGCTTTCTCTTTCTTTTGAAGGTTCGAGATTTTTTGTCTTTGTATGCTTGCTTTTTTTTTCTGTTGTTGCAATTGTTGTTGCAATTTCTTCAAGTTTTGTTTTCTGTATTCTCTATTCCTCAATTGTTTTATGTCTTGTAAATCCTTTTCTGACAACTTCTTTTTCGAAGAAGGAGGAGGAGGTGGTCGTGCAAAAAAATAATTTCTTAGATTCATGATACTTATTAAATAAAATATTATTTTTTTTTAGTGTTTTTTATTGTGTTCCATTTTCAAACTAATACTATTTTTTATTTTTGTCGGTCCCATCATGGAATCATGGATACTATCAACACATTCATCCGACAAATTATATTCTTTCTTTAATTTTTTCAATTCATCTTCTTTTTTTTTCCTCGAAATTGCAGAAATCCCTTGTAAACTTTCCTTTTTATTTATAATAATTCCTCTATAATTGATAGCTGGATGGTTATGTTCATCTAGATATTTTGTAATCAAATTTGAAATAATTTCCATTTCTTGTTGAATTTCAGAACTTCTTTTCTTGAATTGTTGACGATATTGTTTGATATCTTTTTGGATTTTTTCATGTTCCGATTTTAATTCAAGATATTTTTCAATTTTATTGGTAATTTTGGATTGGTCAATTTCAGACATGGATAAAAATTTTATTTCTAGGAATTTAATTTTTTATATTCTTTTTTTTTTTTCTTATGTTTAAAAAATGGAAATTGAAAAAAAGAATATCGAATATGGGAAATGTCGATGGAGTGAAGAACTAAAAATTGATGTGAAAGGAACAAATTGTCCAGAATATTTATTTTGGGGAATGTTTAAAGAATTATGGAAAAAAAAATAGATACTTTCTGATTCTCATTTCTGAAAAGAATTTCTAGGATTTTATTTTTTTTATATTATAAATAATATAAAAATGATTTTCAACAAATTTTTTTTTATGGGTTTTATAGGCCTGGAATGCGAATGATAATATTTTTAAATGTGCACTCCCATGTAATGGGGAATGGCAACAAGTATCAGGTGCTTTAAAAAATATAAGTCTATAATTATACAAATTTAACATAATCGAATACATTTTCAAAATCTGGATTTTCTTTTCTATACCAATTTTTCATTTCTTCCTCATCCTTAACATTAAATTCATATACAATTATATTTTTATCATTTTCAATCGTTTGTTTATTCTGTAATATTTTTTCTAAACATGGTATAAATTTATTCTCCAAATAATTTTTTCCATCTTCCGTCATTTGATATGCATCATTCGAGTCATATTTTTTTCGACGCACCAAATCTTCTGAGTTTTTTGTATTAATGCGAAAAACATAAGAATATACCTTTTTATCATAAAATTTTTGTTGTAATCTTTCTCTTATCTGGACGAGTCGATTCATATTCTTTTCATGATTTTTATAATCATATTTTTCATCAATTTCAAAATGTAAAAGAAAAAGACCATCGTGATTCTCAAATTGTAAAACATAGCATTTATCAGGCTTTTTTGCAGTCATGCTTTTATTTTTACCAATTATTGTGGCAATATCTGTGTCATGACTTTGTAAAAAATTATTATTTAAATACTTTATAATATCAAATTCATTCAAATAAAGAAAAATTAAGAATTCAATTCGAAATAAAAAATCACATCTTTCTACTGAAATATATTTATAGTATTCTTGTTTTTTTTTTTTCTTTTCTGGGTCAGATTCATTTATGATATCAAATTTAGCACAATTATAACAAACACGAATATGTTCACAACCGTATTTCTTCTTTATACATGGAATAAAATCTGTATCTGAGTGTAAAAAAGCGATACATCCATCATTACATCTTAAAGACTCTGGATGCTTTTTATAATGTCTTCTCACTCTCTCTCGTACAGCCTCTCGATTGTTTTCACGATATCTTTTTTCTCTGTCTCGTACAGCCTCTAGATTGTTTTCACGATATCTTTTTTTTCTGTCTCGTTGAGCCTCTGGATGCTTTTCACTATATCTTTTTTGTCTGTCTCGTACAGCCTCTGGATTCTTTTCACGATAAATTCTTTCTCTCTCTAAATAAGCCTGATATCCTTCTGGAGAACAATTTTTACACTTATCTATTTGATTCTTACATTTACATAATAATCTTTTATCATTCCAAAATCGTACTTTTCCTTCAAATAAATAAAAATTATTTATTTCTCTATCTTTTTTTTTAGGTAAGATTGGATATTGCATTTCAAAATATAATTTTTGTTGAGATTTATGAGAAGGTTAAAAAAATCATTTTTTTTTTTTTTGACATAAAAATAAAATAAATAATAAATATATATATATATATATGTTTACAAAATAAGATATATAAAACAAATATAATATATTGATTTTTAAATATATTTTTTTTTTTTATTGAAAAGATGAAATCGTGTAGGTCATTAAAAATTGTGTATCTTTATGTACTCAAAAATAAAGAAAAATTTGGTTCTAATTATGAAATGATTGTTTCTGATTTAAAGAATATAAGACGATTACCAATCCCTCCAGAATTTGACGAAGAGGAATGTCATGGTATTTTTGCAGAGAAAGAGGATAATATTTTGAATCATTTACATAGAGTGTCTGATTTTTTATTTTATCAGTCGGATATTCAAGAGCAAAAATATATGGATTTGTATGAATCCCTGAAATCCATTTATCGTATAAGGCGTAAGGAACTAAAATTGATGAAAAAAAAAAAGTCAATTTGTGTTCTATTGATGGAAAAATGTTTTTCGAACTTTATATAGGAGGATATTTTTTTTTTTAATTATTTTTTCTTTACTAGAGAAAATCTAATGAGTTTAGAAATAATTTTAAATAATGAACATTCAAGTTTTAAAAATGTTGAATTTTATAAAGATATAGTAACCGTCAATTGTTGCTTGCCTTGTGAAAATGAAACAAATATAAATGAAATAATTTTATGGTCGGAGGACCCAAGAACCAACATTACCAATATAATGTATATTTCAAAAATAAAATTTGACCCAAAAGTTTCAAGTGATAATTGTTTTGGTATACTAGAAACTAAAATTTTTTTATGTTATAATGACTATGATATTGTATTGGTACCGATGGAGATTATGACATCGGGGAAGAAGATTGTACAATTTGTGATTCATTTACCAGTGCAGAATCGGAAATTTCTACGTGAAATTCGATTGATGAAAGAAGAAATGACAGTGGGTACTTGTCCTATTTGCTATGAATCAAAATCTGAAATTGTCAAGGTGGATGCTTTCCATGCGTTTTGTAAATCTTGCCTTCTCAAAATGGAAAATTCTTCATGTCCAATATGTCGTAAACCTATTTTTTAGAATTTTTTTTTTTTGAATATATGGATAGACCATAATACAAATAGAACTAGTTGAAAAGGATGGATAGTTTTCTTGAGAAATATCATAAATATGAGAATTATTATGATTGGTTACATGAGAACAATGGTAAACTCCCCTTGTCTGTGTTTGACCATGTCAGCAAATCGAAGGACAAAGTCATGAAGAGAGATTTTCAATTGTTTTGTATGATAATCATGGAAGCGTTGCATGGTTGTATATCGTATAATTGGTGGTTTCATTATCATGAGGAGGACCCAAATTTTTTTGAGTCTTTTATAGTTGCGTCGCAAATGTCCGATTTGGATGAATTTTTGGGGATAGACAGGCATTCTATCGATAATTTTACGGAAATCGTTGATGGTAAGGAGTCCGGATTTGATATTTACGAGTCGGTTTGGGATAGAATGTTTGACATGAAAGGAGTCATGCCGAAAAATGTCTATGAATTTTTTAGAGAGTGTAAAGATGGAAGGGTGGTTCAAGATTTTATTCGTTGGTTGATTCCATCTTTGGAGGCTTATCATGGATGTTGTGAGAATGACTATTATCATGGAACCGTCTATGAATTTAGAGAGGATTCAAAAGTATTTAAAGATTCGTTAGAAGAAATTTTTGAATCCGATGGTTCTGTATTATCAAAATTTTTAATCAAATTAAATGATTAGGAGAAAGAAACAAAAGAATGAAAATGAAAATCTTCTTTTCGACCGAGACGGTAAAATCGGCTGCAAATGAATTTGTAAATGAATTTTTTCAAGTAAGGGTAAGAAATAAAATGATTCATGAGTGGAAAATGATATCCGATAAGTTCGTGATAATCTTCAACAATGATGACACAAACACCTTTTTTTTGTAGTGTTTGGAAATCCTGGTCTTTGATGTCATGAAAGTATCGATAACCAATGGATTTCGAAGTGCAAAATGTAATGATGGTTTGTATGATTTCATCCACGTCCGAATAAAAAAAAATAATTTCGTTTAAATTTGATTCGATAATTTCAAATACTTTATTTTTTCGAGTACCTAGTTTTACAAATGTTTGTATTTTATTTTTTGGTTCTTGGTTTGGGTCTTGAATCGGGTATTTTAGACTAATGATATCATCATTGTGGAGGATAGCTCGACAATAAGGGCAGCAGTTGTTTACTTTTAACCATTTTTCGATACATTTCCAGCAAACAATGTTTTGGCAACAATAGACGAGAATGGGTTGTTCCATGAATTCGAGACAGAGGATACATTCGTTCAGATTTCGATAGTCTTTCATTTTTTGATTCAATTTTTGTTTTTTTTTATCCAACGTTTCCATTTTTGCACGGAGTGGGGACAAGTCCAATCCGTTTTTTGTGTTTGTTAGATTTTTATAATTTTTTAATTTTAATTGAATTTCTTCAATTTCGTTTTGAATTTTATCATGAATGAAATCCCAAATGTTGTTACAATCAGAGATGGAATTTAAATGTTCCAAGACTTCTTTGATTTGACCATTGTGTAGTAATTCGTAAATATCATCATCAAGTATTCCCTGCATTATTTTATACATTTCGTCTCGACAAGTATGTTTATGGAGTATATAATTAGGTAATCCATGGATTGTTTTCAGAGTTTCTTGAATTTTTAAATCTTTGCAAATATCCAAGGTATGGAAAATTTTACTATCAATGTTGTGAGGTAGAAACTGATACAAGAAATGACTTTTGGAGAGACTTAAAAGATAGAGTGGTTCGGAGGACACAATCCAAAGAAATCCGTAAGATATCTGTGGAATGGTTTGAATGGAGGTCAAGAGTTCTGGGTCGTGGATGACCAGGCGTTTTATCGCAATACGATGAAAAGAATTTTGGAATAAAAAACGAAGTAATTTTGGGGCTACTAAAATGATACAATCTTCAGTAGTATTTAACTTTACATTTTTATTATCGTAATAGACATGAGGTATGTTTAATTTATTAAAATTATGCATCCAATGTTGAATATTATTTACATGAGTAATCAAAACGGTATAATTACTTTTTTTGATTTGGATTATTTTTTCTTGGATAATTTCCCCTTTTGTATAATATTTTTCAATCATTTTTGTTTGTAAGAGGTCGGAATCGTCCCACCCTTGCAAGTTGGAGGAGAGTATTTTGCACAAGAGTTTTTTTCTAGAAAATCCTTTTGGATAATTGAAAATTCCAATTTTTGATTTTATCATTGACATTCCGAAAGAGATGCAACCCATTTCCCGTTGTTTCATAATTTCGTAATATTGGTTTTGAAATGTTTCAACATTATTTTCCATGATTATATAAAAGGCTTTCACTTTTTTAAATCATCGTGAAAATAAATGAAAAAATAAGGGCACGAGCCGGTTTCAGTAAGAAGATTATCATAACTAAAAATATATTGTTCTTCAACCTCATCATCAACGGTACCTCCTTTCATCGCATCAAACAATATCCATTGAGAATCCGATTTTTTTTTTCGTATAAAAGAAACGAAATGGTCCGAATTTACTTCATCGTTATAATTTAGTGGATTCATTTTTGTAATTCCTTTCAAAACGGCAAATAATCTTTGATTGGATAATTTTTCTTTCAGGTCTTGTATGGTATAAATGGTGATACTGAAATCCATATCAATTTTAAAATTAGAATTATTGTTGTTTATCATTTCTTCTATAATAAAACTTAGAATAAAATGGGGTGTCCCATATTGACCATAAACCACCACATCATCACAATGTTTTTTGAAGATTTTATAATAAAAATTATATAATTTATCGTCCCATTCCCCATCAATAAGACTTTTTAGGTAATCAATCATGTCTTTCGAAATGAATTTATTGTAAATGAGAGATGTCTTCATTTGAGAATTCGATAAGAATACATAAAGAACGCTGTTTATCCAACAAGCATTGGTCCCATTCGAGGCACGAACTTTTTGAAGATTACTCTGATATAATTCATTGATTTTGTAAATATAAAGACTGGGTTGTCTCGAAGCATCCAAATCTAAATAATTCAATCTGTGTTTGATATATTTTTCTCGTTCATTCATGAGTCGGATATGATTTCGACGAAGTTTTTCTTGATATAAAAAGATTTCCCGTTTCCATATTGCCAGATAGCGTTGTATCGTAGAGGATTGGTGACTATCATGTTTTAATTTGGATTTGAAAATTTTATATCGAATGAATTCTTCATTTTTAATTTTTAAATTCTGATTTGATTTTATCATCATGTCAAAATAATTATTTCCATACCGAATCAAACAGTCATCAATTATTTTCCATTGTTCTTGTAAAAATTTATTAAAATTATAATATGAATTCTTGACAAAAAGAAATTCTTTCGGATTCACAGCAAATTTCATGGCCAAAATTAATGCAGTTGGATTTAATACATTGTTTTCTCTTTCAATTCGCTTGAAGATGGGCTCCATATTTTCATAAAATGTATTACTATACCCAATGGATTCGACTATATTTTTGACCTCATTGATAAATAAACTATCATTTTTATCTTTTTCAACATACTTATCATTACTTATAATTTGTGTCCCCCCCCCTTCACGTTGTCGACACCAAAATTCATAGGGTTGCATTTGCGTCATGTTTGACTCATTCTCATAATAGGAGCTCATTTCTTGAAACAGATTAATTTAATTATATAATTTTTTTTTTTAATTTTTTAAAATTTCCTTGTTAATATATAAAATACAATCAAAAGAATCAATTATTGTTTGTAAAGAAGGATTTTTATCAAAATAATGTTCGGATGGATGAAATAGAGATATATCGACGCAAGGACATTTGTCGATACTATATCGTTGTACCTGTGGTGTTGTTTCTAACATGGAAAGATGCACTTCTTTCAAAGGTGTGTCGTCCTGGGTGGTCAAATATTGTTTTGGGACAGAATCATATTCACATTTCTTTTCCAAAATGGTTCGTGTCTGAAAAACAAACCAAGGTATATCCTTCATGTAAAGACGATTTTCCAATCGTTTCTTACATTTACAAATAATAAATTTTTTTTCATTCATGTTTTCAGAAATGATTTGTATACCATATAATGATGAATCATCTTCATCTTTCAATTTATACATGATTGGATTTCCTAAAAAATCGGAAATATATTCTACCAATTTGGTTACATTATGTGTCTGTAAACATCGCATTGTTTTTTTCTTTCTAATTTACTTCTTTTTAAATATAATTCTCATGAAATAAAAAAAGTTCCACATTATATTCTAATTTTAAGTTATAATCTCTCTTTATATCCGTCATATCCAACAATTCCTTGAATTTCTCATAATGAATACCAAAACTGCTGCAAATATAATTGGGTTTCTTCAAGTCATTCGTCATGTGTAAAATATTATTTTCTGGGTTATATATATAATAGACATTCAAACTTTCACTATGATATATCCAAAATTTACATATATATCTTAAACATTCATTGAAATATTCTATATATGTATTATCGAATTCATAAATATATCTTATCAATTCTTCTGGTAAATGATACATTTTTTTTTTTAATGATATAGGAAAAAAAAATAAAATGAATTACATAAGTTATCCAAATATTTTTTTTTTTCATCCAAGGTATTTCGAAATGACCATCAAATTCACTACCAATTATAATTACACCATTTCCAAAAAAATGAGTCAATTAAATGACTTTGATAAACAAAATATTATATCTGAGAATTTTGAAAATGTAAAATTCATTGGATTTTCAAAACAGGGAAAATTGAATGGAGAAGGATTTCTATTTGAAGGGTCAGTGTTGTCTCATTGTAAATTTTTAAATGGAAAAAAAAATGGAACCTGCATAGAATACTTCCTTAGAGACCTTTCCCAAGTCGCATTCATTGGTGAATATGTCATGGGAACCCGTCAGGGATTTTGTAAAATGTTCCGATATACAAATTCGGGTAATACCCTCATTTACGAAGGATATATGGAAGATAATAAATATAATGGAGAAGGAAAACTCTTTGAGAATCATCGGGTATACACTGGAAATTTCAAAAATGGACTATTACATGGTCAAGGAAAAATTACAACGGAAAATGGTATTGAACTTTATTGTGGAGGATTTCAATACCATAAATATCATGATAAAGGCGAATTATATCTATACGATGATGAAAATTTTCTCGTCTCTACCTACTATGGGGAATTCCACGGTGGAAAAATGTCAGGGAAAGGTAGTTACACCATTCTTTATACCAATGTAGGTACAAAAAAATACAATGGAGAATTCGACAATGATGGAATCAAAAAAGGTTGCTTCTATATCGACAATCATTTAGTATATGATGGAGATTTCAAAAATTTCAACTTTCACGGCTCGGGGATATTGGTCGAAAATTCAACCATTTATATTGGTCAATTTCTACACGGTGTAAAACATGGCACTGGTACGGTACTCCATGGAGATACTCTCGATACACTCTATTCCGGCAACTTTATCAAAAATTGCTTCCAAAATCGAGAAACTCAATTCCTAAAATTAGAAATCTTAATTGAACAATTCATCAATTCTTCTAGTAAAAAATATTCCGGATTTTTGAAAAACGTTCGCAAAAAAAATCTAGAATATTACTTTACAAAAAAAAATTACCCCCTCTCATCCAAAAATAAAAAAGAAATGTTGAAAAGTATTTTACAATTTCGTTTTATTGAAAAAAGCATCACTACCAATTCTCATCATTTATACCATAGAATTACAAAACGATGCCTCGCTGAATATATGAACCATCATAATATTTCCATGTTTCCTACAAACAATAAAAAAAGAATGTGGGAAAATCTTTTTCAGTCTCATCAAAAAGAACAGGAAAACGACGAGTCCAAATATGACTTTTTCGGAAATGAAATAATGACACCTGTTCTTGCAAATGATTCACACATTTACGACAAAAAAAGTTTAGATTCCTTATTCGAAAATAATTTAAAAGTTTCTCTTCATCAAAATATCGAAATCAAAACCTATCAAACGTTCAATGACGTCCAACATGATGCCGAAAAACTTGAATTATTTCAAAATTACATTGTATGAAAAATAAAAAAATTTAAAAAAAAAAATAAATAGTTTTTTAGAAAAGAACATAAAATGCCATTTTCATTTTCTATTTATTCTTATAATATTGCTGGTAAAACTGAAACTTTTGCCAGAAATTTTATGATTGAAATTTTAGAATCTCAAACTTACCGGGATATACAGACAGAATTTTGACCGATATAAACCCCGAATCGATACGTGATGTCACTTACAAATCCATCAAAAAGATTGGAAGTGACCATTTTCCAGTCATGGCGAATTTTACCATAGTTCGAAAATTCGAAAACATTCAAATGATGAAAGGAGATACATACTATCAAGCAAACAGATAAATTTTTTTTTTACATTTTCGAATTAAATTTTACCATGATATATTTTACCAAGGTGTCTAACGTTGTATCATCCACAGATGATTTTTGATTCAAATTTTTAAATGATTCTTTGGCATTTAATTGTATTTTTCGTTGCTGTTCTGATGTAAAATAGGAAGTTTGATAACTATCAATATTTTCATCCTTGGTAATATATAAATAAATTAATTCTAAAATCTCTTTCAGTTTCATTTGCGCATCATAATAAGTATTGGTAAAAAATTTCAAGTTATCATTCGAAATTTTTTGTTTAATTATATTTAATTTTTTTAAAAGAATTTTTTTATCCGTTTTCATAAAAACTTTGTCAAAATTACTTTCCACCAATTTTGTAATTAGAGGAGGAATCACCGTTTCAATATTTCTAGCATCTTCTTCTTTCAAAAGGGATTGCAATTGCGGCCGCACATGACTGGTCAACATTTCTTTTCGTTCTTCTATAGAACTATCACCTGTTTGAGTTATACTATCGGACAAGAAAAAAAATTTTACACATATGCTTCTCATGTTCGATATCAACTCGCTGTCGATAATCTCCAAATTTTTATCTTCCGTTATATTTTTTGTATTGGTATATGCTAAATCTATAGCATCCATAAAATTTTTCAATTTCATATTATTAATCGTATAAAAATAATACATATTTTTCGGATAAACTAGTCCTATCACGTTATCTGGCATTGTTTGTACCTAAAAAAAAAAAATATAATTTTTTTTTTATTCGGAAAAGGAGAAAAAAAAAAATGGAATCTTTATCGAAAAAACAATTACTACAATTTTTAAATTACCATCCAGATTATCAAATACTTGAAAAAAAATCAAAAACATTTCTTTGTAATTTTATCACGATGCATGAATTGACAAAGACCAATGAAATTCCATCAGAAGAGACCAAGGAAAAAGCAGAAGAATCTTTTTCAAAAATTTTTAACGTTTGCGAATATCATCCCAATCAAATTCAATATCATAATTCATAAATTGAATAAAACTCGACTCATCTTCCGTTTTCAATCCAGCCGCTTCCCGGGCTTCCATATATTTTTGTTTATATGTATCTTTAAATTCTGGATTTGTTTCTTCCAATTCTTTAATTCTTTCGATACTAGCGACGTAACTTGTTTTCATTTTATCAATTTTTTCGACGGCTTCTTTGTAAGTCCACAAAAGTTGGCTTCGTTTCACATGACACATGATATATTCGTCATAAGGTTCAATCGGAGTATCGGGATTTTTCAAAACTTCTTTCGATTGGTTCAACAGATTTTTTTCTCTCTGTTTTATATCCTTCATTTCTTCGGCCGTCTCTTTTTTTTTCGTCAAGATATCTTCTGAAATAATTTCGGTTGTTTTCTTTTTAATATCAATCTCTTTGACCTCATTTGAATAATCCAAAGAATTGGTTATGGGAAAAGGACATCCCACCTTACAATGAAAAATTTGATGGTAACTATCATAGTTTTTAATAATATCCTCAGCGCGTTGATTTGCTTCAATCTCAGACACAAAATTACCTCGAAGCTTCATCATACCATAAAAACCATCTTTATCCGGTCGTGCACCTTTGGATGGAATGAAAGATACTAACCCTATCTGTTGATTATGCAAAGCGGGGTCGCAATAATATTTATCATATTGCAATTCTCTAATATCTTTATTAATTTTTTTTTTCAAAATTTGTACTTCTTGGTCTGTAAATACTTCCGGTGCATCAAATTCACCAGATTCGTAATCGGAGGGGCTTATGAGACTATGTAACATTTTTTTGTTTAATTTATACTCGAGTATTCTTTTAAATAAAAAAAAAAAAAAAA